CCCCGAAGCGACGAGATCCGGAGCGGCGCGCAGCCAAGCCAGCACTGCGTCGTCGCCGACGAGACGGGCAGTAATCATAGGACGCCGGATATTATCGTCGCATCGGTGCCGCTTACCGCTGGTGCTTGTTGGATCGGGGCGATCGGCGCAACCAGACGATATTGTTGCAGCAGCGTTTTGATCGCATCGCTCATATCTTTTTGCGCATACGCGACGGTCTCTGCACTGCCCAACGATCTCGAGACCTCGCCGATGCGCGTACGCTCCCGGTAACGCAGCGCGACGAGCTCGACGCATGCCTGTGCGACTGCGGGCGGAGTAGTCGAATACCCAGCCGTATAGGCGATAACAACGTTCTGCGCCCGCCGGTTGAATCTGTAGCCGCGAACCGAAAGCTGTGTGGAACTGAACTGGTAGCCCGCTGCGTTGAAGGAGGCCGCCGCAGGAACAGCCTGCCCGTCGATGGTCAACGACAGCACTGCAGTGACAGGAAAGCACGCGAATTGCAGCCTGTGGCCTCCAGTTCCGTCGCGCACTTCGAGGAAATCGGCCGACGCGATTTCACGGTTGAGCCAGGTCTGAATATATTGACTTGCCGCTGTAACTAGGCGGGTAAGCAGCGCGTCGTCGGTTGCCGGAAAGGCGGCCTGCCCGGTTTGCAGCCACGCTTTGACGTCAGCGAGCGTCGTCAGATCCCCGAAGGCCACGGAATCAGCCCTTTTTGGAAGGATTGCTCGGCGACGATTTCACTCGACCCGAGGCCACCACCGTCTCCTCATAAACCGGAACGAACCCATGCGCCGACAGCTCGGAAGCAGCTTCGGCCGGCACGAGCACGTTCCCATTCGAATCGCCGAGAAATCGACAGCCGGCATAGGAACAGCCCGCAGCATCGTCGTGGTGCAGAGTCAACACGCCGACGGAGACCACGTTGTCGCCGTTGATTGCCAATACGAACCCCCCGATCGTCGTCAAGGGACCAACAGCCTCCGGAGGCACTTGGATCATACCATCTTTATCCACCGAATAACGGGTTGCCCCGTGGTTCGCCTCATCTTGGCCAAAAGCAGCGCGCAACGGTATCAGGTCTCCGCCAAGTGAGACCCCCGGGGTTGACCCGGGGGGTGGCACAACAGACGCTATCAAAGACGGTGCCGAAATCTCGAGCATTAGCGTCACCCGTTTGCGATGTTGCTGATGACACCCATCGCAAAGGGAGCATAGACGGCCAATACTTCTTCGGCATAAACACCGACCTGGCGCTGGCGCGTCACGATCGGCCAATCGATCTGGTAGTAGTCCTGCCGGGTTTTGATCTCGGCGACGTTCGGTACCTCGTTCGACTGATACTGAATGGGCAGGTTCTCCGCCCAACCGATGACCGTTCCGGGCGGCACCTTCGGGTGAATTCGGATCGGAATACGAAGGCCCCCATTCAAGGCGAACGGATTGTAATAGAGCTGAACGACTCCTGACGCGGTCAGCTGATATTCACCGTCGCTGCCGTCCGCGGGACTATCGTACCGCAGCAATGGACCCGAGGCGTTCGACAGCACCTTTGTCGTTATGTTCTTCAACTCCTGCGAGTTGACATAGAGAACCGTCGGCGACACTTGAAAATTGTCCCACATCTTCTGGAACATCGTGTCAATCTCGACGACCGAGCCGCGGCCCGATGCGGTCAGAGGCGTGCCAATCCCTGCCGTCCCGGTCGGCATGACATTGACGTAGGCATTCGACCCCGGCTTCAGCGCCGTGGTCAACAGGCCGTCATAGGCATAACTCGGGTTAGCAGAGTTGTCGGCAGTAATAGAGCTTTGCGACTGGGTGCCAGCGCTGAGTGGCGCAGATATAGCCAGGCTGTTGATTGTCGTGATGGCCTGCAAGGTCTCGCTGCCGGTCGTGGTCGACACATACCAAGCATACGCGACCGCGCCCTGGACCGGGTTGACCGAACAGAACAGCGTCTGACCGAGTGTCACGGCTTGGCTTGCCTCGGCACTAATGTTCGAGGAGCCGCCGGACAACGTGAACGTCTTGCCGTCGGCTCCGGTCACGGTCTTCGAGGTCGCGACACCGCCCAACAAGCTGGTGTTCTGGTAGCCTTCGAGGGTCAGCGCTACAACTTTGACGAAATAAGTAGCGGCCGGCAGCGTTGTCCCGCCCCCTGATGCCGATAAGGTCGGAATAGAAGGCGTGCCGAGCGTCAATGAGGCGTTACCGGCGAGGATCGCCATCTCCTCCTTCAGCATCATCTTTTGCAGAAGACGGAAGGCCATCATGGCCTGGATATCTTCGAAGGACCGGCCCGCGGAGATTGCTTCGAAAGTTGCCGCGTCTTCCTCCCCGATCGTGACAAAGGCGGAGGTTTTGTTCGACGTCGAATACGACATCTGGCCCGAGCGTTGGCCTTCCGGCACCCACCCCATCGAATCGAAACCGGAGCCGATGATCGCGTTCACTTGCCGCCAATTTGTGGCGGAGCCAACGCCCCCGCCGACCCGGGGAACGATGTTCCTGAGCGGAGTGACAAATGGATAGAGGTTCTTTGCTGGCGCCTGAAGGTCAAAGGCCAATAAGCCGGTCGCAGTCGAAATCGATTTGGCCAATCGAAAATCCGGCTGTGCCAGAGCCCCTTTCATGAGCTCCAGCGACTCTTGAGTGATTGAGTTCATCAAATTCCTCCCACAGAAGGGGGGCAACAAAAAAGCCCGGCAAGGCACCGGGCTCGGCGACGGCCATTGGGCCGATAATGCTGTGTGCGTGGCCGTCAACGCATTGAGCGAATTGCGCCTGGCGGTTGGCCCATCACAGATTTCAAGGTCGATCTGCAGCTGAGCCGGCGATCCGAATAGGAGTCGCGTAGCTGGCCTTTATCAGTGTCAGCGTCTGTTCCTCCTTGCTCATCTTGGCGAGTGCGGTGGCGATCGCTTCCGGCGACAGCTCCCGGTCGCCGCTGCCAACATTGCTTCCGCGGTCCTGCTGCTTCGATATCGAAATAGTGCCCTTGGCCATGGTCAAGGGCGGTAGAGGTGTCCGTGCGATCTCGTCGACTCGCTTTGTAAGCCGCTCGATCATCGGAACAACCTCCCCCAGAACCTTCGCCAGCGCCGCCTTTTCGGCCGGTTCATCGTGGAGCACGTTCGCTGGTTCTGCCGCGCGCGGCTCGTCGACGCCTGCCGCGTCGCATCTTGCCCCGGCCGCGACCAGATGACGATGCGCTGCTTTGAAAAGCTCCATGGTCTCCTTTGAAGGGCGCGCCCCCAACTTCGTGGCCTTTTCGCAAACACGCCCGTCGGTCAGCGCCTGGAGGCATTCGTGAGCCAAATCCATCAGGTTCTGTTGGGCCCGTTGCCGTTTGCACAGTATCTTGGCGACGGCGGCGAGCACTTTCACAGTATCGACCTCGGGACTGTCGCTAACAGGCCATTCCAGCGGAGCTGGCGAAAGATCGTCATCTTCGGTTCTTGCGGCAGTCCAGAGCGGTGCGGGCACCGCGCCAGCTTTCTGCAGATAATCGCGTGCCTGCTCGATGTTCGCCTGCTCATCGACCGATAGCCCTCCAAATTTCAGACATTGATCGCACGCGAAATGGGCCGTATCCAGCAGTGCCTGGTCGCCCCGCGAGTGCTTGGTCTTCGCAATGGCGCCGCCAACCAGCTGCGGGATATTGGCGCGATCCTTCCGGAAGGCAGTAACGCGTTCAAGGTCGGACGCATCGGCCATACCGAGCATCTCAGGGATTGCCGGTGCAAGCGGTGAGCCGTCGCTTTCCGCATCGCCGGCGATTTCACCGATCTCCTCGTTTGCCAAGCAGCTCAGGAAGTCACAAAGTTCCGTGATGATCGCCTGCAGTCGCGCCGGCTGCGACGACTGGTCGCTCTCGATGGCCGCTTCGAGTTCCAGAGCGTCCCTCCACCAGTGGAGCTCAGCAATCAAGCGAGCGATCTGACCGACATCGCGCAGAGCTTTCGTCATAGAAGCCCGTGATGCCTTGTCGAGATCTTTGGCGGAGGATGGGCCTTCTGTGCCGATTTTCTTTTTCCAGGCAGCGATGAAGTCCTCACGGAGACTTTTCGAGACCACTGTTTCATCATTAGCGATGCTCGCCCCTGCGGCGGCGGTCGCGCGCGGGTCTCCTGCCAGTCCGGCGACGAGCTCGAGGCATTTGAGCGCATCCGCTTTGGCCAGATGACGGTGATCGGGAACAGTACAGGCCCAGATCTGGATTGGAGCGTCGAACGGTTGCCGTCCCGACGGGGCCTGTTCGGTGTCGACGGGTTCGCCTTTCACGACTGGCTCTGCGACATCGAGAGGAGCATCCGACGGCATTGCTGCTTTCCAGCAGTCAAAAATGGCTTCTGGGTTCGCGGGTCGATCGACCAAAGAAATCTCGTTTAAGACGAGACCGGTGACAGTGTTCGGGTTGCCGGCCTCGCGCTGTGTGACGCGCCCGCCAATGGAGAAGCCTCGATAGACCTGATTTCTTACCTTGGCGACTGCGATCGGATCGACGACATGGGCGACAATGCGGGTGGTGCCGTCCTCGCAAACCTCGGCTTCGAGCGTCGTGCCCGCGGCAGAGAGTTGATGCATCTCGCGAAGAGCGGGAAAACGCATGTAGTCGGGGATCGCCGCGCGGATGGCATCCGCCCGCACAATCTCTCCCTGTTCGTCTAAAGCCTCGGATGTCGCGATCCCGTACACGCGCACGGTCCCGTCGTCCTGAGGCTCGACCTTCTGGATTGCGCCGTAAAGCCGCATAATTGGAAATCCCAGTCAGTATCGGATTTAGTTTGATAGCGCGTACGGGACACCCGGCTGCCGGAAGAGTTAGGGTCCCGGCAGCTTGCATTGCACCGTCGAATTGAGCTTCAGCACACGTCCGTCGCTCAAATTGGCGGTGGCCTCGAGAACGTAATTGCCGCCAGCTGCCGAGGCCGGCATACCCCCGATTAAGGCGACGGAAAACGCCCCCGTCCGCGTCTGCAGCGATCCGTCCATCGGCGAACGCACTTGAATAGCAGTTTGCGGAGAAACCGAGAAAACCCGTGACTGCGGCGTCGGATCGATCGCTGTCTCGTACGGGCCCAGCGCGCAGTTCCAGCTCGTCGATACGATCGTCGCCGCACCCACATCCGCCATGAAATCAAAGGCAAAATAATCGGCTTCACCAATCTCGATCGGGGCGAAAGGCGTTGCAATGCGCATTGTGAAAACCTCAATCACCTCTGAGCGGATGAATACTGTCGGGCCCCGCAAGTAAGCGGATCCTGCCGGGTGAGCGCAACAGCCGTTCCGGTGCAACCATCAGCAGGGACGGAGGGTCAACCCATTCCAAGCAGAGCGGCCCGTCAGCTGAAATGCGTGCGCCATTCGTCAACGATTCTGCAGGAAGGAGCGCCTCACTGCCCGGAATAGTGAGAAGCTCAAGGCGAAATTGTACGTTGCTCGAGGTAACGCAGGCAAATTCGACGAAGCCCAGCGTATCTCGGCGTAACACCGCGGCGGCTTCGAACGGCATGAATGCGTCCGTATAGAAGGCCAAGGAACCCGCCCATTGGATCGGGATTAGCGAGCTGCGAAGAGCAGCACTAGAAGCTTCAATCGGTGTTTCGTCCTCGCAACGAATTTCTCGGCGTCCTTCGGTTGCCACTGCGACATTGCTCGGGACAGATAGGCCAAACTCAACCGCCGCAGAAGCATCTATGCGGCCGACCGCTTGATGCTCCATTGCATTTCGAGACTCCGCCAATATCGTGGCGCTGATTACGGGCGTGTAGGTGATGACGATGATGCCGTTCCCGCCATTGCCTCCGTGACCGGGGTTCGTGACGCCATTCCAGCCGCCGCCGCCACCACCGCCACCATAACCGCCGCCGGCGCCGCCGGCGCCGCCCCCGGTGGCGTTCCCAGCCTGAGAGCCGCCGCCCCCGCCACCGCCACCGCCGGAGCCGTGCGACGCATCCCATTCCTGCCCGGAGCCGCCACTACCGCCGGATGAAACGTTGCCGGACGATGCTCCGGCGCCGCCGCCTGCGCCACTAGCTCCATTGGAGTCACCAGTGCCGTTCGACCCAGGCGCTGCGCTCGATGACGACCCGGCGCCGCCAGCCTGCGAGGCGGTGAAATTCGCCCCACCACTGCCGCCGGTATTGCCTGACACGCTCGAAGCTGCGGCACCGCCGCCAGAACCACCGCCGCCGCCACCGCCGTTGATGCTCGTTGAATTGGCATTTGCCGCACTACCGGCCGCGCCATCACCGTTGGGGCCGCCGGCGCCGCCGCCGCCAGCACCAGTCGCAGGATTGGCGCCAGGGTTCGAACCGCCGTTGCCGCCCTTGTTTTTTGTCGTACCGACGCCGCCGGTATTGCCGGCCTGCTCGCCGCCGCTGCCACCGATTCCAGCGCCACCGTTGCCGGGCGCGCCAGCAGCTCCGCCCTTGGAACCAACCGAGGATGCGCCGAGCGTCGAGCCGTTGAACCAAGTATCGCCGCCGGCCGTGCCGGGTGTGCCTGCCGTGCTGGAACCCGGACCGCCGCCGCCGACTTGAATCGTGACGGTTCCGGAAAGGCCCGCGAGGTTGGTGATCTTTGAATAGCCGCCGCCGCCACCGCCGGCCGCGCCCTGCGGATTGCTCGCTGCCGAACCACCCCCGCCGCCGCCGATCGTCTCGATCGTGTTGGTGTTGGACCAATCCGACGGCACCGTCCAGGAGGTGCCGGAGATGATATAAATTTGCGTCACATCAGGACCACGAGGCTGGACTTGGTCGGGCTAAGGCTTGGTCGGACTGAGTAGTGAGACCGTTACGTCGTGGTCCCTTGAGTCCGCAGGTCGGCCCAGCCCTTATAGGTCGCGGTGCCGGCGGGTAAGGTCAACCGCAACCACACGCCTTGAGCGCCGGAGGTGTTGGGCGCTGCGCCCGAAGGCAGGTTGCCCGGGCCAGGCACGCTGACGAAGGCGGGTTGCGAGATGAACGAGCCTATGCCCGAAGGAGGCGCAGCTTGACGGTTAGCGGCAGTGCCGGTGTCGTTCAGAGCCGTGGTCAACGCCAGATCCAACAGAGCGCCCAAGGGTAGGCTCGGCGTCTCGCTCGCGACCTCGATCTGTGTACCGGTCAGTGCGGTGCCAGTGCTGTTACTGACAACAAAGACTTTTTCGTAATAGGTGCGCTGCGCGCCGGCCGGTCCATCTGATGCTGTATTTGAAAACATGCGGATAATGGCGGTGACGGGATTGGGCAAAATTTCAAAGAGCATTCCTTGGAGAATTTTGTAAGTGGTTGTATTGTCCGGGATCGTCGCCCAGTCGCGGCTGACGGCCACCACATCGGTGCCATAACCTGACGTGACGATGATTTGACGCAGCTGGTTTGCTCCGGTGCCGCTCCTGATCCAGATCACCTGTCCGAGGGAGACGCTGGCTCCGTCACCCGCCTGCAACTTGAACAAGGCCGGGGTCGTCCCCGTGTGATTGGCGGAGCCGCTCTGTGCGGTTCGAACCGTTGCGTCAGTGGTGACTGAACCGGTCGGCAATACACAGCTGTGCGCTGCCAGCGCCACGTCGCCAACCGCAGCCGTGCCACCCGGATTGGCAACGGGACCGTTTGCGGTGGCTCCCGACAAAGCGGCGTACAGGAGTCGCTCCAGCGACTGAGAACCGGTTACCCAAGTCTGTCCATTCAAGCTTAAGGTCTGGTTCTGGATCACGCCCGTCGCGTCACGACCGTAGAAGGTAATCTTGGTCGCCGTGTCACTGGCAGAGCTCGATATTACGTCTAGGTTGCCAGCCGGGGCGATATCGTAGAATGCGACACGACGACTAAAATCAACGGGGCCGCCGTTGATCGCGCCATCCGCCTCAGGCATATTGGCCGAACCATACACGACGATGTCGGAGGGCAGTACACTCATTAAGGGCTCCTAGCGTGCGTATTCATTGTGCTCGAGCGAATAATCTACCGGCGCGCGGTTGAGAGGTGGCCGCAGCGTCGCTCACCAGCGATCAAAATCACTGCACGTACAGGATCCAGGCGGAGCGAAGTATGCGCGATGACGGCGCGCGCCTTGCCAGTTGGCGGCGGTCGGCGGCTCTCCTGGGGATAGATTTCGACGACGAATGCGGTAGGCGAACCTAGTTACCTGCTTGCGCACTCCGGTTTTTTCTATCGGCTTCGCTCAGCAGCACAGGTCCTTGTGCGGTCAAAAACATCGGTTGGTCCCCGCCTGCGACCGGGGCCATTCCCAGAATGTCGCGCGCCTCATTGAGCGCAAAAATCCCGTCCTTCACATAACCGCTGAGGATCGTTGCCTGATCCTTTGGATCTGTCGGCCGGCTATTCGACCAGGCGAATTCAAGATCGACATGGCCCATCCTGGTCTGAATGACGCCGTCGACCAACCGCTTGAGCCACCCGAGCAAGGGCGCGAGCCCTTCTTCCAGGGCTGCTTCCTGCGCAGTCTGCGCCGTGGCCCGATTGACCTGCGGGGTAAAGGCGGTGGGCGGCAATGAGAATGCATAACAGACGATCCGCGCCAGCCACTCGTCGAAATCGTCCTTATACGGCGCCTCCTTGAAGGCCTGGTATTTGGCGCCACTGGGACCCCAGACAAGGCGAGTGCGATTACCCGTATTTCCCGCTAGAATCGAGTCGAACCACTCCTGGAATTGGCGGATCTGCTCAGGGCTCCACCCGTCCGGTGCGTTAAGCAGACCCGGCGGAACATTGCCCTCGGTGAAATGTTGCAACTGCATCGCCTGGCGGCGCAGCGCGATATTGACCGTCGTCACGATCTGCTCGACGGGGCTGAAACCGTACGCCTTGTGCGGCCGCGGGTTCCGCGGTAGGTACATCAGCTCGTCGCTGGTCAGGAGGCGCCAAGGTCGCCCGTGAATGATCTGTTCGTAGGCCGGGGCCGGTGGCCGTGGCCGCCGGCCGGTATCATCGAGCAACACTTTGACCGTCGAGCCGTCGACGACGTCGAGCCCGATGATTTTGCCGCCGCGGTTACGGCGTAATTCGAATGCCGCCGCGTCGAGCACAAGGACGTCTTCGAGCGCTTCGCGAAGCCAAGTTGCGAAGGGTCGTTCGCCGTCGGGGCTCCGCCAGAAATCGGTCAGCTGGTCAACCCGCCCGGCGGCGTCCTCGCCAGGCGTTTTTTCGTTGCGAGACTTGATCGTCCAGTCGAGTTTTTCGATCTGGTCCTTCCGCGTCTCAATCGCGAGCCGAGTGATATCGTGACTTTCGGCTAGCGCTCTCAGTTCGTCGAAACCGATCGCTTCGTAGGAGCGCGGCGTATAGATCGCATTGTAGCCGACTGGATAATCCCAGAGGCGTACTTGCTCGCGCTCAGGCGGAACCAGCGGATAGCTGGGTGAAAAGCTTCCTCTGTCCGGTTGAAAAACATCGCGAAATCGAGTGATGTCGTTCTGACTGCCCCAGCCGCCCCAAGTATATGACGCTAACGAGGTCCGCTTGCCGTCAGGATCAGGCATTAGAGGAACTCCATGGTGTCGCGATTGGCCGGCCGCAGGGACGTCTCTGCTTCAACCCAACGCCCTCGGTTGTGAGGATCCTGATCATTGAAACCCGACACAGCTGTAGGCAAGAACGTCGCCGGCAGAGAAGGCACCGGTAAGCACCATGCTGGCAGTCGAGGCGGCCGTCGGACGTACGAGAGTCCCCCTGGTTTCGTCGAAAACCGAGCAAACCGGAGGGTTCGGCCAAGGCGATACGAATGTGATCGTACAGATGCCACCATTGGCAGACCCGACGGTAACCCGGCCGGCACTGTCATTGCCGCCGATGGAAGGCGAAGTGCCACAATCGCTGGCCCCCGAACCGACCGCCGGGGTTGCCCCCGTCGTAATCTGATGACCGAGCATGCCAAGCGCCGAGGCGCTGCGTGGTGTAATCGATACTATTCGGAAATTGCCGCCGTCGAATTGCAACGCCATAAATTCATAGTTGATTGGCGCGAGTGTTACCGAGTTGCCGGCAGAGCCGGTCGCCCCGGCCGGATAAAGGATGTGTCCACCGGCGGCGCCGTTGACTTGAACAGTCATGGTCTTGCCGTTGTCGGTCGCAAAGCCCATCGTCCAGCCGGCACTGATCGCAGTCGTCGGCGGCAGGGTCACGGTTAGGGAGCTGACCGGGGTGTTGTAACTGGACAATGCGTTGCCGATGTCGCTTTGGGAGGCGGCATATGTGCCGACCGCCGGAAAGCTCCAACGATTGATTCCCGGGGCGTTGCCGCTAATCCCCATCAATGTGGCGGTCGCCGGTGTCGCCTGGATAACTCGGAAATTTCCGCCGTCGAACTGCAGAACGAGGAGTTCGTAGTTTGCTCCCGCGAGCGAGGCCGAAGTAGTCGTTGCGCCGCTGCCCGGATAGAGAATGCGCCCGCCAGAGGTGGAGTTGGTTTGCACCGCGGCGGTCTTGTTGCCGTCGGTCGCTATCCCAATCGTCCATCCCATCGGCACGGCCGTCGTCGACGGCAACGTTACCGCCAAATAGGACGCCGGGCTGTTGAGGCTGGATATTACATTGCCGTTGTCGGCAACCGTCGCGGAGTAAGAACTGACCGTGGGGAAACTCCAGCGGCTGATCCCCGCAGCGCCGACCATGCCGATCGCCTGCGCGGTCGCTGGTGTCGCTTCGAGCACCCGGAAATTGCCGTTGCCGTCGTACTGCAGCACCATGAACTCGTAGGCACCCTGGCTGGTGTTCGCCATGGCCAATGATGTCTGCGATCCGCCGGAACCCGGCCATACGATGTGGCCACCGGTGGTGCTGTTCACCTGGACCATCAGACCCTTGTTGTTGTCGGTCGCGAAGCCCAGAGACCAGCCGTCGGGAAGCCCGTTTGTCGAAGGCAGCGTAACCGTCAGACCCGCGGCGCTATTGTAGCTCGATAGGACGTTGCCGTTGTCGCTGAGGTTGGCGGCATAGCCGGAACCGGCGGGGAACAGCCAGTTGCTCGGCCAAGGCGGCGGTTCGAAGCCGTTCGCCAAGCGTGTATTTCGAGTCGACGAGACAATACGGAAGTTGTTCCCATCCGATTGCAACCGAACATATTCATAATTTCCGGCGCCCATTGTGATCGATCCGACGCTCTTGCCGCCTGAGATGACCGAACCACTGGTCGCCGTGATCGTCATGCCCTTGCCGTTATCGGAAGCAAATCCCATGCTCCACCCCACATTGACGGTGGAAACCGCCGGCAGGGTCACTGACATTGATGCGCCCGGAGTATTATAGTTCGAGACGGTGAGCCCATCATCGATCGGCTTTGCTACATAAGATCCGGCCACCGGAAACAGCCAATTGTCTCGCGATCCTGTGCCGATCACCGATATACCCGTGGAGAGCGGTCCGTAATTGACCGTTGCGCCGCCATAGTTGGGGTTGATCAGCACATTGCCGTCGCTCGCGGTCGCATTCACTGCCGTGACACAGTTGAAATAGGGGGATACGAAAGTGTTGAGACCATTGTGACTGAAAGTTATCGACAGGCAGGTCGGGGACACTTCGAGATCGAGAGCGAAGAAGGTGTTGCTGAAGTTGTAACCGTTCTCCAGAACGGCTCCGCGGCCGCCGGTGCCCTCCGCCGTACCCGCACCGGATATCCGGGAAAACTGGAGCTGCTCGAATGCGAGGCCGGCCGCCCCGCCGGCCGCTACGCAAACCGCGTAGACATCACTGTCCAGTACATAATTGAACTGGCAGCCGCCTCCTGCTGGCGCAGTGTTGGCATTGTTGACGATCAGGTGATCGAATTTTGCCGAATTATGCGCATCGGAGAAGTCAGTTTTGCCGAGCACGACCACATAGGCCGGAGTATTGCCGTTGACAAATAGGGTGCCCTCTTCTCTAAAATAGAAGCACCCGGTCGGGCTGCTGGTCGTACCGTTGCCGCATTGGATCTGCAGCACCGGGCCGGACGCGATCGTTCGACCATCGATGACGGCGCCGTCCGCGATGAGGCGAAACCCTCGGCCGGCCTGAGTGGCGTAGTCGATGATTATCCGTGATGTGACCTTGTAGGTCCCCGCGGTTAAGCGCACCGGCCAGTTATTAGCGATAGCCGCTGAAATCGTGCTGTTTATGGCGTTCGTATCGTCATGATTCCCGTCGCCCACGGCGCCATTGCAGCGAACATCGATCCACGGGTGTCCGGAGCACGTGACCACGTCACCCTGCAGGGTGGACTGGCCCGTGATGTTGAGTGAGGAGCCGCTGATCGTCTGTGCCAGGGTGGGGAGCGCCACGCCGAGCCCAAAAGCAAACGCCGCAATTCGCAGAAGAATACGGCTGATTTGAAATCCGCTGGCTGGCTGCCGGTCAGCCGGGCGGGCTCCCCTTCTCTGTCTGGGAGTCACGCGCTGTTGCTCCAGCCGTAGGGCAGCCCGAACCTCGGTGACGGGGAACGCTTGCCACGTGCTGAATAACCGGAATTTAGCGATGCGGCGCGCCAGTCCGGTCTCAGCGAGTAATATGGCGGTCGTCGTGGCGAACCAAATTCCGAGAGCGGCGGCGAAGCCCGTCGGTATCGTCATGGCCAGATCCGGCACAGATGCTGACACCGGCAGAGACATCACCATCTCCGAGCCGCAAAGGACTGGCCGGTCGAACTGGCATAGAGGCTGATAGCGCCCGCCGGCTTATAACCGGACGGCGTGATGAACACTGCGCCCGGTGCGATCGGGATCGACGCCCCGCCGGCGCTTGCCGCACCAACATCGGAAACATAGAGGGTGGCCAAAGAGTTGTTCGCGACGAGAAAACCGTTGACCGGAACTACGGCGGCAAACAAAGGCTGTGCCATGCCTCCGGTCACGATGGTGCCGCTGCCGTCGATCGCCGCGGAGCCAGCAGCATTGATAACCGGAAGAGGGGCCGTCGGACCGACCGGAGTCGCTACGCCGCCTGCGATTGCTGCCGGCGCATGAACCGGGACGAGGTTGCCCGCAACGTCAGTCTGCGTCGAAATTGATTGTGTCGTAGTATTGGCGTCCTTGACGAGCAGCGTCAATGATCCACTCCTTCCCGGTAATGATTGGCGTAGCGCCTTTAAGAATCGGGTTTCCCATTACCAGCCAGTTGACCACTAAGCTGGCGATACATCTCGTAGATCCCTTCTGCGGGCATCGCTTCGACCAGGAGATCGGTCAGTGCCCAAACCAGTGCATCCACCCGATCAGGAGAGTGGCTGGCCGAACGGGTCGCGCGGTTGCCGTGCGCGTCGGCGGTGAAGGCGCACATCTGATCCTCGAGTTCCGGAAACACGCCGAGGTGGTGCACGCGGCCTTGCTCGTAGAGCGCCGCAATCGGTTCTGCGCGAGTTACCTTTCCGCGGGAAGCATGCACGGCAGAGAAGGGCGCGTTTGGCTCGATCACTCGCAGCGTCGCCTCGACCATATCGCCACCATTGTTCACCTCGGCTACGATCCGGTCGGCCCTGTGCGCGCGATAAACTGAAACAGCCGTCTTGGCCCATTCCGTCGGCTGATAGCGACCCGAGGCGTCGGCGAGCACCCAACCTCGTCCGCCGGCATCTTTGCCGGCAACAATAATGCCGGTCTCGTCAGCTCGCTCAGTCGAACTCGCCGCTGGGTCGATGGCGACGACCACTCTTGTCAGCGGCGGCGCCGCGCGGACTCGTGATCCTTCCAACATGCCGCGGTTCCACAAGGCACCGGGAACATCTGCAAGGAGCTCTGCCTCAAGCTCCTGGCGGCCGAGACGCGTCCCCTGATACTTTTGAATTATCTGTCCGAAGAACGCCGAGGCGAGATTGGCGCGGTTCTCGTAAGTGGTCCCCCGCGTCACAATGACCGTCGGATCGTCGATCAGCCCACGAATGAGCGATGTCGTCCGGGGCGTCGTCGTCACCACGACGCGTGGATCAGTGCCTAAACGCAGGCCGAACATAAGCATGTCCCAAGCCTCCGGATGGCGCCAGCTGGCAAGCTCGTCGCACCACGCTGCGTCGTGCTGCGGTCCGCGAAGGCGCTCGGGTTCGTCGGCACTGAATAGCGTGGCGACAGCGCCATTCGGCCAAGTCAGACGCCGCTTCGACGGCTCATACCGCGGCCGCTCCCAAGGTGGCGAGATAGCCAGGATGCCGCTTTCTCCTTCGACCATGACATCGCGGGCATCGCCGGCCGTCGGCGCTACGAGCGCAAGTCGATGTGCGGTTCGCGCAGTGACCCGAGCGCGGATCATTTCTGCGCCCGTTCGCGTCTTGCCGAAGCCACGGCCTGCGAGCACGAGCCATACCCGCCACTCCCCATTGGGCGGCAACTGATTGGGCCGGGCCCAGAAGGCCCACTCGTAAAGCAGCGCCCGCGCTTCTGCGGGGGTCAGAGCGGCGATGAGCTCGTTCCTGGGCAACTCCGCTCCCGAGCCAAGCGAAGTGGCGTGCAAGCGCCTCGCGCGCATCCTTTAAAAAATCCCTTTTGTATTTTGCCTTCAAGGCGTCCCGCTGGTGGCGGACGCCGGAATGCCGGCGATCGCCCGAGGACTGATCTCTTGTGTGGCTCTGTTACGGGACAGTGCCGGCTCTGGGCGCCGGAAGCGGTCTAATCCGGATGGCGCCGGAGTTCCCGGGCAACACCAGTGCCTGCACACCGACCCACCGGGGGCGCGGTCATCCTAAGAAGCCAACATGGTCCCGTTCCCCACCATTGCCAGCGTAAGACAACTATATCACTTCGATCCGGAATTGTCAATATGCAAATACGTTTCTAGCAAGCAAGAGAATGAGCGAAATGTGCTTCGAGCGTACCCAATGAGGCAATCAGGATGCCGGAGGCCGCTTCCTGGCTCACGCGCCGCCCGTTCCAGCCCTGCTCGAGCGCCCATTCCTTCAGCGATTGTTGCCATCCGACCACGTGCCATATGCACGAACCGCCGGCTGAGCCGAGGCCGCCAACGGCAAGGGTGGCGCGCCAAACGATCTTGCGCGCATTCTCGATTCGGGACCCCGGTTCTTCCACAGATCTAAAACCGCTCCGGCTGCCAATTTTCGGGCGCGATATGTCAAAGGCGCTCAGCGGGTCGAGTTGCGCGACGGCAAAACAATCTCGGAAATCCTCTCCAGCCTGCCGCATTCCCGCGGTAATCGAACCCCGTCTTTCCATAACGGCGAGCGTGTCGACAAAGCGATAGGGTCGGGCAGGACGGCCGGAAGTATCGCTGATCGTCCGTTCTAAGCGCTCTATAATGCCGTGGTTGCTCCGCTCCGGCGTTGGCATGGCATCGGCGATTTCCCGGACTGGCGGCCCATGCCGAGAACCTTTCTGCGTCATTCGTCCTCCGAAACAAACCGTGAACACTATTGTCAAAAAAGTTCGCGGACAGCCTGTTCCAGCCGCTTCAGGAATTGTCGAGTAGGCGCCGCACGCGGTCGCGCGCGACGGCCGCCGACAGCGCTTGCGAGGGCTTCGACTTCTCGTAGTCTGTCGGTTTCAGCCTTGCTGCCGCACACGATGTGGCAAACAGAATGGTGGTGCGGACAATAAGACGAGGACGGCCGCCGGGTGGCCCCGCAAGGACGCCGACTGCCCGATTCGTCGACTATATAGGCGCAACCGCCGTCCTTCTCTAAATCCTCAATGGCGAGGTACGAAAGAAGCTTTGTCATATTCATGCGAACTGTTCATCAATTGGCTTGTCAGTAATGCACCGGTATGTTAGGCATTCCTTGTTAGCGTGTCAACAACAGCAAATTGCGAAGGACGCATTATGGACGGTTCCTGGTTTAGTCAAGCCCTGGCGCGCGTCGGTGCCTCCCAAGCGGATCTCGCTCGCCATCTCCGTCTCGCCCCATCAGCGGTATCCCGCATGCTCAAGGGAGATCGTCAGATGAAGCCGCTGGAGGTAGTACATCTCGCGGCTTTCCTGCGTGTACCAGAGGACGAGGTCTTGCGGCATGCAGTCGATACCACAGCCAGTCCGCCAGCAGGCGAGGTCCCACGGCCCGGGCGAGGTCGCCCCCCGTCTGCCGGGTCCACTACCCCCGGCGCTTCGCCGCCGCGACCGCTCCACGAGCCGGATCGGATACCAATCCGCAGTGGTGCACGGGGAGGGACCGACCAGGAGATGTTCCTTGAAGATGGCCCGATCGGATACACGCCAAGGCCAGCAAATTTGAGCGGCGTGCGCTCGGCTTACGCCATCTACATGGTCGGCGACAGCATGGAACCACGCTATGAACCGGGTTGGCTATTGCACGTGAACCCGTTCAAGCCACCGATCCGCGGCCGAGACGTGGTCATTTACAAGGAGGGACAGGCGGTTTTGATAAAACAGTTCGTGGGCTGGGAGGGGGACGCGCTTGTCCTGCGTCAGTTGAATCCTCCGGCCATATTGAGAATTCCGCGCGAGGAGGTCCGAGAATGCCACCTAGTCGTCGGGTCCGATCAGGAAGGATGA